CAGAATCAGATTTATATGAACATTTATATTTTTATAGTCATAGTAACACTGTACAAAGAAAAGAGATGAGAAATTTAGCTAATGCTTATGCTTATAGTCAAAATGGATTTATTCGTGAAACTATTAGGAATGGTGTTACATTTTATGAAGCCGAAGTTATGAAAAAAACTGATTTGAATAAAATTAGAATATCTTATTCAACAGATATAGCAAATGGGTATAGTAATGAAGAAGTTAAGTGGAATGAATTAAAAGACTTTTGTAAGACAGATGGATTTCATTATACAGTACATCATTTTAAAGAAGGTCATAGAAAGTCAGAGAATATCATAGAAGGCTTTAATCTTTTAGTCCTTGACATAGATGACGGTTTACCTATTGAGATGACTCAGAGCCTTTTAAATGAATACACATACTATATATATACAACAAAAAGACATACACCTCAATATCATAGATATAGAGTAATATTACCTTTAAGTAATATAGTAAAACTAAATGATAAAGACTATAAGAAATTTATGGAGAATATATTTGAATGGCTTCCATTTAGTGTAGATACAGCTACTAAAGATATTAGTAGGAAATGGTTAACCAATAAAGGAGAAAGCTTTAGTAATGATGGTGTACTATTAGACCCAACAGACTTTATTCCAGATACATCAAATGAAAAAGAATACAGAAAAAGATTAGAAGATTTAAGTAATTTAGATAATCTTGAAAGATTCTTTATGAGTCAAATAGATGATGGATTAGGAAGAAACAATGTAATATTAAAATTTGCATTAATGTTAGTTGATGGTGGACAAAACTATGAACAGGTAGAAGATAGAGTATTGGCATTGAATGAAAAGCTTGTAAGTCCAATACCAGTGTCAGAGATAATGTCGACAGTCATGAAGACTGTGAGAAGAAAAATGGAGGAAACAGAATGATTAGAAATCTTTTATTGGTTGGAGAAACAGGAAGTGGTAAATCTACTTCAATGCGTAAACTACCATTAGAGAAAACCATCTGGTTAAACACCGAGAAGAAATCTTTACCCTTTAAAGGGCAAAAGAAATTGCTTGAGAATGTAATCGTAAAAGACCCAGATGAAATGATAGATGGTATGGCATGGATTGAAGAACAAGAAAACTGTGAATATGTTGTATTGGATAGTCTATCTATGTTAATGGATATGTGGTATATGAAACACATTGCTACAGCTCCAGCAAATAAAACACAACAAGCTTGGGGTAACTACAAGACATTTGGCATGAATATATTGGAACTTATGAAACAAAGTAAAAAGTTTTATATTGTTACAGCATTAAACCAAACATTAAATGATAGATTTGGTAGCCCTGAAAAAGAATGTGCTAAGGTTCAAGGTAGTTTAGGTGGAGGTGGTATTGAGTCACATTTTACTGTTGTAGCTCACAGTAATATATCTCAAGACCCAACAACAAAAAAATTAGGTTATGGATTTGTATTAGGTAAAACTAATGAAAGACCATTGGTTAGTGCTAAAAGTCCTATTGATTTTTTAGACGGTAAGAAGGTAGTTGACGATAACGATATTATGTTATTAGTGAATGAAATAAATGAATTTATAGAAGAATAAGGAAGACATTATGAGTTTCGCAGACAGATTTGCACAAATTAAACAACAAGCTGGAGATGTAGATACATCTTACGAAGAGAAAGGTACTATTAGTAGTGGTAAGAAATTTAATATTGACGAGGATGGAATCTATACAGTTATTGTAGAATCAGCTATTTTTAAAGAATCTCAATCAAGTGGTTCAGCATGGTACGATATTACATTTAAAACCGAAGATGACATGAAGTGTCAAACAAAACTATTTGTATTAAATAGAGATGGCTTACCATATAATATTAATGATAAAGGCATAAAGAAAAGTACATTTGGATGGAATAAAATGGCATCATTAAACTATATTCTTAATGGAGAATGGGATGGATTACCAGTACCAGAAGAAATTGAGATTGAAGTTTATGACAAAGAAGCAAATGGAAGAATTGCTAAGCTAATGCCTTGTGCTAAATCAATTATGGGTAAACCATTAGATATTGGTGTTAAAATGGTATTAGAAGATGGTTATCCAGATGCTACTCAAAGTAGAAGTGTAGCAGATGTAAGAATCTTTCTAGATGCAGTATCAGGTCAATCATCAACTGAGAAAAGAAATGGTTCACCAGCACAAGTAAAAGAAGACTTCATAAAATCTATTACAGAAAAACCAGAACCTATTGATAAAAGAGATAAATCAAAAGGTAATGGAACAGTCGCATCATCAAAGAATGATGCTCCTTTCGATACTGATAAAAAATCATTTGGCTTTAGTAAGTAAAATGATAAAACTAGAAGAGTGTGAAGGTCTACCACCTTCTGCTCCTACAATAGATAAAGTAAAGAAAAGTAAATCAAAAAAAGTATTTAGACTTAAAGATTTATATTTCTTTATGACAGTTCAAGAAGAAAAATCTAACTATCCAATAGTTAGTATATATTCTATTGATTTAGGTATTAAAGTAATAACAACAGTAAATGGCAAGAACAATGCACTAATATTACTAAATAAACATTTTAATGAACTAGAAAGGATAGTAAATGAAACAAAGAGTATTCACCATAATAAATGATGAAATTATAGACTTAGGAGACTCGTATGACGTGGGAATATCTAGGTAAGCCATTTGATTCTGAATTCCCTATAAACCATTATGGTTTTATATACTGTATTGACTATGAAGCTGAAAATGGTACTATATACGAATATATAGGCAAGAAATCATTTTGGAAGCAAAAGACACTATTGCCACTAAAAGGATATAAACGTAAACGTAAGTCTTTGATTGAATCAAATTGGAGAACATATATAGGTAGCTGTAAAGATACTAAAGGAATGATACCAGTATCAAAAAGGATACTTCATTTTTGTGACAGTAAAAGAGACTTGTCTTATCAAGAAGATAAATACATTCATCTCAATTGGAATAATGAAACACTTAACCTAAATGAGAATATTGCTGGAAGACACTTTAAGGATAGATTGTACAAAAGAGAAGGGGAATGGATTAAATGGTATGAAAAAGAAGTAGATAACTTAGTGCAGGAGAGATAATGTATGAAACTGATTTAGATAAAAGTAAAAGTATTAAAGCACACTATGAAGAGCAAGGTATAGATACATTTACTAGAGCCAAAGCAAATATGGCTCCAGATGAAATTGTATCTGTATGTAGGTTTACAATAGATAAATACTGTTGGAGAAAGAAAGGTCAAGATTTAGCTGACATTAGTAAAATGAGAGACTACTTGGATTTATGGGAAGAACAGTTGATTGGTGTTAAAAATGAAAAAGCAAATAATTAATTCTTGTAGAAACTATTACTGTTCAGCATACAAAGATAATAAGTGTCTTAGAGCTTTAGAGCATAGAAGAAAACTCTATGAGAAGAAGCTAGATGACAATGAAATACCAACAAGGAACAATTCTTATCCTTGTGAACTATATTTAGAAAAGGAGATTAATGATATTTGAGGATGATTTTGTCAAAAAGGCAAGGAGGACATTAAGTTCAGACAAGGATATTGAACTACATATGGCTATTGGTCTATGTACTGAAGCTGGAGAGTTACTTGATGCTTACAAGAAACATGTCTTCTATGGTAGAGAGTTAGATATTAGAAACGTTAAGGAAGAGATATGTGACATTGTTTGGTACTTAGAAATACTGTGTGATGAATTAGGTTACTCAACAGAACAAGCAAAAAAAGATATATTAGTCAAGCTTAAACATAGATACCCAGATAAATTTAAAGATGTTACCAATAGAGTTATTGATGAAGAGTTGAGACATATGTAGAATAATACAGGAGTATATTTGGACGGAGTATATATAACAAATGAATTAGGAGCATTAACATCATTTATAATGATTGTATTCTTCATTGGTTTAGGTATAGGTGTTGCATTTATGGCAAGAGAAAAAAAAGAAGATAAGAGAGAAGAGTGGAAACTCTAATCTCTTATTGTTAATGGCATAATATCTACTGGAGCATATATTCTTTCAAAAGCATTTAATCCAAAAGGAGAAGGTGTTGAAAGATTGTAATTGCTAAGTGATTCAGTATAGTAATATGTTCCATCACCAAGCTTCATAAAGTTATTGTCTTTATACCATTCATCTTCTTCAGATTCACCAAGAACTTTATAAGACCCCATCATCATACCAATAGTCATTAGCTTCATTAACATAAAATTTGTAGGAGAATTAATTAATCCAAAATGAACCATTTTAGGTACAGACATAAAAAACTTCATAAATGGAACAACTTCATCAAGTGCAGAAATACCTTCTGGTAAATTCATACTATAATTAGGAAAAGCATTATTGACATAATCAATAGCTTCACTGTGTTTACCACCTCTATTAATAACTTCTTTATACATTGCATACTTAGGAACAATTTCAGTAATATCAAAATAATTACCAAGAGTCGTACCAACTTTCGTATTTGGTCTCAAATGAATTGTTTCCATGACATCAATAAAGCCTTTAGATACTCCAAAATATTGAGAAATCATATTGTGAACATTGTTTCTTTCATTTACTCCAAGAATTAAATTAGATTCCCTTATTGTTGATTGCAGTCCATTACTAAATGCTTTATATACATCATTTGACTGTAACTCTTTCTTTATTAGTTCAATATCTTTTCCATTGGCTAATGCTTTACCATGCTTATTTAATAGTGTAAGATATTCTGCTATATCAGACTTAGCAGATTGCAAAGATTTGATTGCACCTAGTTTATTGTTTGAATGGAGAATAAATGTTCCAGTAGAAGCTACAAATGAATTTACAAAAGCTGAAACTGAGCCAATAATTAAATTGTTTCTAACTATATCAACTAATCCAGTAGTAACTTTAGTCATATATTTAGCATATCTATTTCTAATCTCAAGACCTTTAGTACCACTAAATTGAGCTACCCATTTTTTCTTAGCATAATAATCTTTACCATTCTCATTAAATACTTTAACATATCTACTTGGATTGTCGACTTTAGATATTGACTCATCAGTATATAGCAGACCATAGATTTGTGCATCTCTAAGATACTTTTCTCTCAACCCTTTTTTAAAAGTAGATTGATTTAATAGATATTGGTTTCTTGTAAACATATCACTAAAAGAATAGTTGTAAATATTAGCATATCCTTCAGAACTTCTAATACGTCTTTTACTATTCTCTGGTATTTTAAATTTTAATTGATATTTACCATTATGTAAATCTTTGACTCCTTCAACCATATTCTTAGATTTATAATTAAGATATTCTTTTTTACCATTATTGTATCTATAAAAAGATTTAGATTTTGAATCGTACATAAATACTTCAGATACAGTATCAATACCTTTTTCAAAATCACTAGCATATCCTTTAGGTAATATACTTTCTTGTTTACCAAGGGTTATATCAGTATCAGGAATTAAAACGAATCTACTATTACCATAAATTTTTTCACCAGAAGCAATAGCTTCTTTTGGTACTTTATCACTTATAATCCATTTATATCCACTATTTTGATATTCTGGATGTGCATTAACTCCAAATATATTTCCCTCAAAGTTTTTAGCTTTAAGACTATTTGTAAGTGCATTATGTCTATCAACTAATACTTTGAAATTCTTATTGTTAAAAATCTTTTTAAACTTGTCAAGATTTTTATATACATATCCATCTTTTTTAGCTAAAGCACTAGAGAATCTTCGTACAGCAACTTGTCTTTCAATAAAATCAACAAACTCTACATTTCTTTTATATCCAATATTAGATTTTTTAAGACCTAATTTCTTTTTGATTTCAGCTCTAATAATTGATTGCATATATGCATCAGCATTATTAGCATTATTTAACATATTTCTAGTTTTTGGTTTACCATATTTTTTTGTTTTTCCAAAAGCCTTAGTAGTATAAATAGAACCACCTTTTCCTTTAACTAAATTTTCAATCATTTGTGACATCATTGCTGGTATAAAATACTTTTTACCTTTACTTGATTTACCATAAGATTTGCTAGTGATTTTATCTAAAGCAGAAACAACTATATTGTTATATTCGGCTTCAGACAATGCCTTAGCTTCTGGATATTGTTTAATGATACTGTCTATATAGTTCATTGAAGCTATATCAATATCTTCTTTATTGAAAAATGTTCTATCCTGAACCTTTTTAACAAAAGTGTCAAAATCATTAATATCAAAGAACTTATAAATGTCCATTAAACCATAATACTGCATTTGTCCAATAACATTATCAGCATCTTTAACATCTTTAAAGTTTGATTCAATATTTTTCTTTAATTCCTTATGTAATTCAGCTAAAGCTTCATTCTCTGTAGCATGATACCCTTTAATCTTACCAGCAAGTTTCATCATTGCACTATGCTCTGCATTTACAGACAACCAACCAGACCAAGATACATCATCAAGATAATCTTTAATACTATCAAATCCATTCTTTGCAATAGATGAATTATCTGCAATAGCTTTAAATAATCCAACATTTTCAG